TTTGCCAGCTTTCTGCTGCCCGCATGGTTTTTGGGGCAGTATCCTGAGAAGAAGGTGATTCAGACTGCCCACACTGCGGAGCTAGCGGTGGGGTTTGGCCGGAAGGTTCGGAACCTTGTTGGCTCTGACGAGTACCAGAGATTGTTTCCTGGGTCGGAGCTACAGGCGGACTCTAAGGCTGCGGGACGTTGGAACACATCGAAGGGTGGAGAGTATTTTGCGATCGGTGTGGGGGGTGCTGTTACCGGAAAGGGTGCAGACCTTCTCGTGATCGACGATCCCCATTCGGAGCAGGAAGGTCAAAGCGTAGACCCCGGAGTCTTCGACCGGACCTACGAGTGGTACACATCAGGACCCCGCCAGCGGTTGCAGCCCGGCGGGGCGATCGTCATCGTGATGACCCGGTGGCACAAAAGAGATTTGACGGGGCAGATTCTCAAGTCCTCTGTCCAGCGAAGTGGATCCGGTGAGTGGGAGGTCATTGAACTCCCTGCCATTCTTCCTTCGGGCAACCCGCTTTGGCCGGGCTTCTGGTCGAAGGAAGAGCTGGAAAAGCTCCATTCTGAGCTTCCCGTATCCAAGTGGTCTGCACAGTATCAGCAGGACCCGACCTCGGAAGAGGGTGCCATCGTTAAGAGGGAATGGTGGCAGCGCTGGGCAGAGGACTCCCCGCCTCAATGTGAGTTCATCATTCAGTCTTGGGATACTGCATTCCTGAAGACGCAGAGGGCAGATTATTCTGCCTGTACGACCTGGGGTGTTTTCTACCGGGAGAACTCTTCTGGATCCAGGACCGCGAATCTTGTCCTGCTGGACGCCTACAAGGATCGCTTGGAGTTCCCGGACCTGAAGCAAAAAGCCTACGACAAGTGGAAGCACTGGAAGCCAGATGCCTTCATTGTCGAGGGGAAGGCTGCCGGGATGCCATTGATCTTTGAGCTGAGAGCGATGGGGATTCCGGTTCAGGAGTACACCCCCTCCAGGGGGAACGACAAGATCGCCCGCGTGAACGCGGTGGCAGATCTCTTCGCCTCTGGGAATGTCTGGGCACCGGACAGGAGGTACGCTGAAGAGGTGATTGAGGAGTTCGCCTCTTTCCCTTCCGGAGAACATGACGACCTCGTGGACTCTTCGACTCAGGCGCTGCTGAGATTCCGGCAAGGTGGTTTTGTCCCGCTAACGAGCGATGAGGATGAAGACCCTGTCCGTAGGATTCGTGCAGACTACTATTAGGAGTGTGAAGTGAACGTAAAGAATATGATGAAATCCGGCATGAACGCCTCCAAGAAGTACGGAAACAAGGGCGAAGACCTCCGGAAGATGGCCTTTAAGGAACACAAGTGTTTCTGGGGTGGCGGGGATCAGGGAACACTGAGCCTTCGCCAATGCGACAAGAAATACCGATCCGGCGGACTTTTGACCAAGGGCTCGAAAAAGGAGAAGTCCCGTCTCACGGGAAAGTTTAGGGTTGTTTAAGCAGTTCTATTACAACGCATCCCTGGTCCGCGTGATCGATGGGGACACGTTTGTTTACGATGTAGATCTCGGGTTTGGCATTTCAACACGTCAGACATTCCGTCTTCGCGGCGTGAATTGCCCCGAAAAGCGCGGTGCCGAGAAAGAGTTTGGGAATGTTTGTCTTTCGTATGTAAAGGGGATACTTCCCGGCGAGAGTATGATCCGAACGTACAAGAGTGATTCTTTCGGGCGATGGCTTTGCGATATTGAGTTTGATAACGGAGACCTTCTTTCCGAGCTTCTCTGTGAGTACGGGTACGCGATTCCCTGGGACGGGAGCGGCTCTAGGCCGTCCTTTGACTTGTCGGGTCGCTATCCGATTGTGGGGTCTTATTATGGAGAACGGGCCGAGCGGGAGGGAGTGGGGGAACTTGACCCGGGAGGTTGAGGAGATTCGCCATGACTTGAGGAACTTAAAGATGATCACGGACGTGTACGCTGAAAACGTCCGCGACATCGAGGTTCGATTGGGTTCCTTGAATGCAAAGATTTACACGACGGTTTCCGTTGCAGCCGCTTTCGCCGGACTTGTTGGAATTGTCGTAAATGTGATTATCTCTTTAAGGTAAGGAGATTGTATGCCGAGAAAAGCAACCCCCAAGAAACCCCGCGTTGCGACAGAAAAGCAGCGCTCTTTTGCTGAACTGGTCGCGACTGGCGAGTGCAAGACGTTGACCTCTGCTTATGAACAAGTCTACGGCGGGAATATGTCTTCGGGTGCCCGCCGAGTGGAGGCTTCAAGGCTTTGGAACAACCCAGTAGTTCAGGATGTTGCAAGGGACATCAAGGCTCGTGTCGGCGCGCAGCGCTCGATTCGTCTAGCCGGGGATGCCGATGCAATCCGCCGAGCGCTGTGGCGCGAAGCGGAGCAGGCGGATCGTGCGGCAGACCGGATTGCTGCGCTCAAACTCCTGGGACAGCAAAGGGGCGTGAGTCTCTTCGCCGAGCGTCTTGAGGTTTCTGAGCCTGATGCAGTCTCGGATGCCGAAGTGTTGGCCGAAATCGAACAGATTGTTCGCGCGGCAGAAGAAATGCCCGATGACAACGAGCCGATCCACTAATGCCTGATGTTGATTTGGGTGGGCGGACTGGTAGGCCGAACCTGGGACAGATGAAAACGTATAGCCGGACAGAAGAAAGAATCCCGCATGTGATGAAATGCGGGGAGTGCGATTCAAAGTTCACGATTTACCAGAACGGCAAAAAGGGGGTGATTCGCAGGATGGGCATCTGCGCTTTTTGTGCAGCAAAGAAAGCCCGCGTGGAATACCCCAACCTGCAAGTGAGGAGTCTGCACTAATGGCTATCGAAAGGGCCCTCACAGAAGGGCCGATTGTCCCGGAAGAAGAATCTGTTGAAATCGAGATCGTTGAACCGGAAGCGGTTTCGATCGAAACCGAAGACGGCGGGATGCTAATTGATTTTGTTGGCGGGGAAGAAGATGCCGACAATGCAGACTTTAACGCGAACCTTGCGGAGTCGATGGATGATACAGATCTCGGCTCTTTGTCTTCCGAGCTGGTAGGGGCTTACCTTTCAGACAAGTCTAGCCGGAAGGACTGGGAAGAGTCATACATCAAAGGTCTTAACCAGTTGGGCCTCAACTTTGAGGACCGGACGACCCCCTGGGACGGTGCGTGCGGCGTGACCCACCCGATCCTTTCGGAGTCTGTCGTTCGATTTCAAAGCCAAGCGATCGGTGAGATTTTTCCGGCAGGAGGCCCTGTCAGGACGAAGATTGTCGGGAAGCTGACAAATGAAAAAACACAGCAAGCCCACCGGGTGGAAAACTATCTGAACTACCTCGTCACTGAGGTGATGGATGAGTACCGTCCGGAGACCGAAAAACTCCTGTTTAGTCTGCCCCTGGCAGGCTCCGCTTTCCGCAAGATCTACTGGGACCCGAACATGGACCGTCCCTGCGCCATGTTTGTCCCCTCAGAGGACCTTGTGGTGTCTTACGGGGCCTCTTCCCTGGACACCTGCGAGAGACTGACGCATGTGATGAAGCGGAATCGCAATGATGTCCGCAAGATGCAGGTGGATGGCTTCTACCGGGATGTTGATCTCGGCGATCCGACCCCGGATATGAGCCAGATTCAGGAAAAGTACGACGATTTGACTGGAGATCACTCCAGTTTCGAGTTCGATGGTCGGTACACATTGCTGGAAATGCACTGTGATGTGGACTTGAAGGGGTTCGAGGACCAAAAGGACGGTGAAGATACGGGAATTGCCCTCCCATACGTGGTGACCATCGAGCTGGGGTCCCGAAAAGTCCTCTCAATCCGCCGAAATTGGGCCGAAGATGACGAAGAGCGCCTCCGAAGGATGCACTTTGTCCATTACGAGTACGTTCCGGGCCTGGGATTCTACGGATTTGGCCTAATTCACATGATTGGGGGGCTCGCGAAGTCCGCAACCTCGATTTTGCGGCAGTTGGTGGACGCCGGGACGCTCAGCAACCTCCCCGGGGGCCTAAAATCGCGCGGATTGCGGATTCGTGGTGACGATACCCCGATTTCACCCGGAGAGTTCCGGGATGTGGACGTTCCGAGCGGTGCAATCCGGGACAACATCACGTTTTTGCCGTACAAGGAGCCTTCCGGGGTCCTATACCAGCTCCTGGGCAACATTGTTGACGAAGGCCGCCGGTTTGCCTCGCTGACCGACATCAAAATCACCGATATGAACTCGGAAGCGCCTGTTGGGACGACGCTGGCGCTTCTTGAGCGGTCGATGAAGGTCATGGCGGCGATTCAGGCCCGACTGCACGCCGCCATGAGGAAAGAGTTCAGGATCCTGACGAGCATTGTCAGAGACAACGCTCCCCATGACTATCCTTACGATCTTTCCGGCGACGAGATGATGAAGATGGAAGACTTCGATGATCGCATCGACATTCTCCCGGTTTCCGACCCCAATTCAGCCACGATGGCCCAGCGAATCATGCAGTACCAAGCCGCCTTGCAGCTCGCGACGACGGCTCCGCAGATGTATGACCTTCCCCAGCTCCACCGGCAGATGCTTGAAGTGTTGGGGATTCAGGATTCCGACAAGATCATTCCCCTGGAAGATGAGCTTCCGATTACCGACCCGGTGGGCGAGAACATGAAGATCCTCCAGGGTGAGCCAGTGAAGGCGTTCCTCTGGCAGGACCACGAAGCCCATATCCAGTCTCACATGTCGGCGGCGCAGGATCCCAAGATTCAACAGATCCTGGGGCAGGCCCCGAACGCACCAGCGATCCAGGCAGCGGCAATGGCCCACATCACGGAGCATGTGGCCTTCCAGTACAGGAAGGAAATCGAAGCCCAGATGGGTGTCCCGCTTCCGCCGCCGGATGAGGCGCTTCCGGAAGATGTGGAGGTGCAGCTCTCGAAGCTCGTGGCGGAAGCCTCTGCTCGTGTTCTCCAGAAGAGTCAGGCCGAGCAGGCCCAGCAGCAGGCCCAGCAGCAGGCCCAGGACCCGATCATTCAGATGCGGGAACGCGAGCTAGCAATGAAGGAATCGAAGACTCAAGCCGACATTCAGGAAGCCCAGGCGCGTTTGATGCTGGACAAGCAGAAGGCGGACGAGCGGACGAGCGTCGAGCAGGATCGGATTGAAGCCCAAGAGAGAATTGCGGGCGCAAAGATTGGTGCGGAGCTGGCCCTGGAGTCAATGGAGCAGCAACTAAAATCGGCTGATCAGGCCGGTCGCCTACAGGCCGAGGATGCTCGTTCCGCAGCAAAGCTGGCTGATGTTCTCATGAGCCAGGAAGACAGGGAATCGAAGGAGAGGATCGAGGGTGCCAAGATTGGTGCCAAGATCGCAGAACGCCTCACCAAAAGGGAGACCCGAGAGGGATGATTGAGACGCTTGCGTCACGACTGGACGAGTTGAAGTCGCAACACATGGAGCAC